GCTGCTCCCCAACAAGGGGAGCGGGCGACGGCCGCGGCGCCCTCGATGAGCGCGCACCAGGTGCGAGGCGACCGCCAGTGTTGACACGAGTTAACGCGCCTGGTCGGCGGATAGGTCCGGGAAATGCCAATGCCGCCCAGGCGATCGTTCCGGCGCCAGACCACCCGGCGCAAGTAATTCCGTGCCCCCGGCGCCGCGCGAGGACTGGCAACGGCCAGTCTAAAATGCCGCCCCGCTCCCCGCGCGCCGCCGATACTGCAGAGGCATTTTCCGGTTACTTACGGAATCTTAACATAATTAGGAATTATGCGGTTTTCGCTCCTCGGCCAGTGCCGCCGTGATGAACACCTTTTCCAGCTCGGTCGCGAGCTGCTGCACCGCGTTGTCAGCCGCGACGCACAGACGCTCCGCTTCGCTGCCCACGAACCCGGCGGCCAGCACCGAATGCCGCACGCGCCCCAAGACATCCACGGCCGACTGTGACCACGCACCGGCCAGGCCCAGCATTACCAGCGTATCGCGGCCATTTTTCATGCTATGGATCTTCCCTCGCCTCGGCAGCGGTCATCTCCCAAAAGCTTCGCTGCCGCGCCTCCATCGCCTCCCGCGTGTCAGCGGCGGCAAACCTCGGCGGCACGCGCAGCGCAAATAGCGGCCACAGCTCGCGGCCAAGGTGACGCGCCACGCGCTCGGCCGCGTGGATGTCACCGTCAAGCGCCGGCGCCAGCACCGCGGGCAGATGCGGATTGTCGATGTTCAGCGACACGTGCCGATCGCTGTTCGGCCGCAGCGGCGGCGCCCCTTCGGCGCGCAGCGGCTGCAGTTCGGGCGCGCGCGCCGCGATCCACTCCTGATCGCGCCGCGATGCCCCATCCACGCGGCCGACCAGGTAAAGCCCGTAGCCTGATGCGGCATATAGCCCGCTGAAAATCAGGATGGGCGACCAGCTCGCAGCAGCGAAAATCGCCGCCGCTGCTGCTGCCGATGCGGCAGCACAGGCCGCAAATGCGAAAACACGGATCATGCTGCCCCCCGATTTGACTGCGGCGCGATCCGCAACATGCCGCCCACGGTGTATGGTGCATGGAATCCCTGCACCATCGCCGCGAAAATGAACTCGGGGCGCCAGGGTTTCAGCAGATGCCACGGCATGTGGAAAAACCGCAAAGCCGGGCGGCCATCCTGCACCAAATGCAACCACGCACCTTCGCGCGAAATGCCTTCGACGATCGCGATGCTATCGGCGGGCCAGTCCGGCACACCGGCCAGCACGATCGTCCCCTCCCTGCATGGTTCCACGGGATTATGCCTCCGCCGGCGCCGCGAGCTGCGCCGCCGGCTGGTAGAAATTCGGCCAGTCAGCCGGTCGCGGCCGCCCCGGCCGCCAGTTGCGCAGGTAGCACTGCCACGCGGCGTCCTGATCGCCAATCGCCGGCAGGGGTGCCGGATCAGCCCACAGGATCAGGCGGGCCACGACGCACGCCAGCAGATCATCGCTCGGCAGCGCGGCGTACACGGCATCCGGCGTCGCCGGCATTTTCCGCACCTTGCACACCGCAGACACGTGCGGCTGTGTGATCCCGAGCTGCATCACGTCGCGCACGCCTGTCGGCTCGCACTGCCAGAGCCCGCGCGCCGGCCCGTGGAATTGGATGCGCGCCGTCCAGTCGGCTTCCTGTCCAGAAATCGCGACCAGCATGCACCTCGCCTGTGGTGTGTCGAAATATGCCGGCATCATCCCCAGCGCAGGTTGCACGACCTGAGCCATAATCCATGCTGCGTTCATAGGGTCCGCCCTGTCGGTAAGCGGTTCGCATTTTCCGGGAAATCCGCTGATTATACCAGCGTAAACCGACCGTTGCACCGTTCAAACTTTCACGCGGCGTGCGCGTGCACGCGCCGCATCTTCCGGCGTTGGCTCGCCGGCGTCAGCGCGGCGCTTTCCGGCCTGCGCCAGCGCCGCCATGCGCTTCGCGCCATACTTCTTCCGGCCGATTGCCGCGGCCAGGCCGGCGGGATTTTTGACGCCTGGTTTCCCGGCGAGCTGGCCCGCGAGCCCGCGGAACCGGCGGCCTGATCCGATTTTCTCATGCATTGCTGTCGCGCTCCGGCTGCAAATTAAAATCGCGCTCGCCGGCACGCCGCGCATTTTTGCGTCAGTTTTGTATCTGCAAGCAATCTAAATGGCGCCACCATGTAAACACCGCAGGCATTTTCCGTGGCGAACCTATCGGCGCCCAACACACAACCGGCCACCGTGGTGGCGCTGTCGGGTTTCGGGCCGAACGCGCACGGCGCTGCGTTCCCGCTGTTGCTCGGCGCCGCGCGCCAATCCGTGGTATGCAACCTCGACAATTTGCCGCCCGGCCAGACCTTCGGCAGCCTGACCACCATTTTCGTCGACAACACCAGCAACGAGGCCGCGGCAACCGTCTCTTTTGCCGACACCGCGATTTCGGCGGATGTGCCGGCACAATCCGCGGTCTACGTCCTGGCAATCACCGGCGCCCGGCAGTTCCAAATCTCGTCGCCCGTCACCGTCAACACCGCGATTTCCGTGGCGGCCATGGATGTGGCGATTCACCCCACCGGGGTGCAGCCGATCAGTGGCGCGGTCAACATCAATGCGGGCACCGTGGAAGTCGGGAACGTGGCCCTAAATGCCGGCACGGCGGACGTGGGAACGATCCACGTCGCCGGCACCGCGGACGTGCAATTCGGCGGCAGCGTCGGCACCGATCACAGCGCCAATGCGGGCGCTGCGGGCGGCACTCAGCTGACCACGGTCGCGGTCAACCCCACGCGCAACGGCATCGGCGTGCAGAATCAATCCGCGGCGCAGATCATGCTGGTGCGCGACGATGGCGCCGGGAACAACACGACGCTGCTGTATCTCACTGGTGCCAGTGCCGCGGGGCAGCAAGGCGCCGATTGGTACAGCCAGACCTTCAAGGGGCGACTGCGCATTTACGGTGCCGCCGGGAGCCAGGTCGCATGCTACGAGGATTGATCTTGCGCGCGTGCGCGTCGGCTTCGTGCGCGCTGCTGCTCGCCGGCCAGGCTGACGCGCAATCGCAATTCGGCTACCCGCCGAATCCTGGCATGCAATGCCAGGTATTCACGGCGTCGGGCACCTGGACCAAGACCGGCGGCACGCGCGCCGTTTGGGTTGCTCTCGCGGGCGCAGGATCTGGCGGCGCCTACGGCGGCGTGCTCGCCAGCGGCAGCGGCAGCGGTGGCGGCGGCGGCGGCGCCGGGGGCACCAACACGGCGCTATTCCCCGGAAGCGTCGTGCCAGCCTCGGTGTCGATCACGATCGGCGCCGGCGGCGCGGGGGGCACCAGCGGCACGCCGGCGGGCGGTATCGGCGGATCGTCACTGTTCGGCACGCTACTCATCGCTGGCGCCGGCTCGGCATCATCCGGCGGCGCGTCAGGAGCCGGCAGCGGCGGCGGCGGCGGCGGCTGCCTCGGCTACACCCCCGGCAACGCATCCGGCGGCAGCGGGGGCTCCGGCGCCATTTTGTGCGGTGGCTCCAACGGCGGCAGCGGCGGCGGCGGCAGCGGCACCTCAATACCCTTTGCCGGCAGCGGCGGCGGCGGCACCAGCGCTACCGGCGTGGCTGGCGGCAGCTCGCAAGCGCCGGGCGGCAGCCCAACCGGCGGCGGCGGCGGCGGCGGCCTCAATGCCGGCGTGGCGCAGCTCGGCGGGACCGCCGGCTGGACCGTGACGGGCTCCGGCGCAGTGCTGAACGGCGGCGGCGCCGGCACTACCCCCGGCGGCGCCGGCCAGCCTGGAAACCCGGCCCCGAGCTGGCCCGCCGGCGCCGGTCTCGGCGGCGGCACGGGCGGCGGGGGCGGCGGCGGCAACGCAGGTGGCGCTGGCGGCGCTGGCGGAGCGGGCGGCTATCCAGCAGCCGGCGGCGGCGGCGGCGGAAGCGGCTCGACGGTCGGCGGCAATGGCGGCAGCGGCGCCAATGGGGAGGCGATGGTCTGCCAATGATCGTAACCTATCTGCTGGTCTGCCTGGCGAGCTGCCATGTCACCGGCGGGGACGGCACCTCGGCCACGGTCGGCGCCGGGTATGTCGGCGACCGCATCTTGTGGGACGGCCAGGCGCCCTACACCCCGCCGGACGGCTGGGAGATCAAGGCGGACGATGGCACCGCGATCGGCGGGACCACCGCGCCATGATGGACCATTTGATCGCCAAGGCTTTCGCCAGCATCGATATCGAAGCGCTGCTGATGAAAATGTCGGGCGGCATCGATGTCGGCGGCGCCATCAGGCAAGTGCAGCAGACGGTCGGCGACATCGGCGCGCATATCGGCGCGATCCACCTCAACACGCAGACGATCGGCGCGCGCCTGGACATGATCGACCAGCGCCAGGCGGAACACGCCGCGATGTTGCGAGACATTCTCACCGCCGTGCGCGGCACGGCAACCGAAGGAACCGGACCATGAGCGACCACGCGACCAACACCCAATTCGCCAGCACCAACGCGACCACGGGCACCGTTGCCCTGATCGGCGAAGGCGTCAGACTGGTGAACACCGCGGCCGATGCCGCCCTCACCGCCGCGGCCAGTGGCAGCGTCCCGGACGCGCTGATGGCCGGCGTGGAGGCGGCCAGCAATGCGCTCACCGGCGCCCCGGAGCTCGCAGGCCTGCGCGAAGCGGTGCAGCGCGAAACCGCGCCCCTGGTGCAGCGCATCGCCGAGCTGGAGGCGGTCGCCGCCGGCTACGTGCAGCATCATGCCGTCATCGGCGAGGTTGTCGGCTTCCTGCGGCGCGCGTTCCCGCATGAGCTGGAAGCCCTCGCCGCACAGTTCCGTGGCTGATCCCCCCCCAGCCACGGGAGGCGCGCCGCCGCCGTCAGGGTCTGAACCTTCGCCGGACACCCTGCCGGCGGCGGCACCGCCCTCCCCCGTACCACCCGAGGACGATTCGAGCTCATGGCAGGCGTTAAAGGCAGAAGCGGACGGCGTGCGCAGCCTGGTGGGCGGCCTGGCCGAACGGCTGACGGCATTGGAGACGCGCCAGGCGCCGCCGCCGAGCCCGCCACCGACCGAACCCTCCCCCCCGCCGAGCCCGGCCCTACCATCGTCCGGCAGCCCGCGGCGCCGCGCCCGCGTGTAAGGGCACCGGCGCCGGCCGCCGCGCCCGCGCAGCGGCCGCGCAAGGGCACCGCGCAGCGGCTGCATGACGTGCACGCGCTCGCCGCCAAGCGGCTCGGCCTGCCGCGCCTGGCGCTCGAGCGTGACGAGGCCGAGGATGTGGCGGCCGCCCTGGCGCAAATGCAGGAGCTCACCGGCCTGGCTGTCGGCGATTCGCCGCTGCTGGCATGGGCCGCGATCATCTGGACCCTGGTGAGCGTGTACGGCACCCGCATCCTCGACCTCGCCGCCGATCGGCGCGCCGCGGCCGAGGCGCGCGCGCGCCGCGCACAACCATCGCCGGAAGCGATGGCGGGATCCGCTGCCCCATCACCGGCACAGACCGCCACCGCGCCGCCTGGCGCGCCGCCTGGCGGGCTCGGCCTCCCCCTCCCCCCTGTGCTGCGCCCGCCGGCCGCTGCGCCCGCGCCAGGCGCCCGCCAGGCGCCGCCCATCGTCACCGTTCCCGACATGCTCAACACCGGCCGCGCCGGCGAGCTGCTGGCGGTGCTGCCGGGCATGCCGGTTGTCAGCCCCGAGGAACATCAAGGCGCCCTGTGATGCGGCTGCCAACGGACAATGAGCGCATCCTGATCGCCGGGCACACCGGCAGCGGCAAGACGCATGAGGCGTTGCACCACCTCTCGCAGCGCAGCATCGACACGCGGCCGTGGGTCATTGTCGATTTCAAGGGCGACGACCTGGTTAGCAAGGTGCCGATCACCGCACCGCGCACGCTGGACGATCCGCCGCCGGACGATCCGGGCTTGTATGTCGTGCCGGCGAATTGGGCGGACGGCATGCCAGGCGGCCGGGTGGAGTCATACCTCGCGGCGATCATCGACCATGGCGGTATCGGCGTGTTCGTGGACGAAGGGGTGCGGCTCGGCCACCACAACAAGGGACTGCGTAATTTACTCACCACCGGCCGCAGCAAAGAGTGCCCCTGCATTTTCCTCTGCCAGCGGCCCCTTTTCATCGACACGTTCGCGCTCTCGGAAAGCGAGTATTTGCAGTTCTTCTTGCTGCCCCACCCGCACGATCAGGACCGCGCGCGCGAGTATGCGCCGGGCCTCGATTTCGACCGGTTGCGCGCCGCCGGCGAACATCATTCGATGGCCTATGACGTGCGCCGCAACGCGCTGGAGCTGGTCGGACCCGCGCCGTCATTTGACGCGATCTACGACCGCATTTTGACACGACTGCCGCGGTATCAGGATGCACCATCATCGCCGATCGCGCGCAACCCGCGGCGCGTGCGAATTTAGAACCGAGCCCAAAAAAATCTTGACGTCGGATTGAAAATCCGGCCTATTCCGCGGCGATCACAGCGCCGTGAACTTGCGAAGGGCGGCGCCGGGAACTTGATGTTTTCGGAGAGCCCTCGCACGTGGAACCGGCCGTAGTGACTCTGCGTCCCGACAATTTCCTTACTGTCGGGCTCATCATCCTCATCGCCTATACCGCCGCCGTGCTGCTCGTGCAGCTCGGCATGCGCGCGGGCATCCTGTCCGGATCGGCTGTCGGCAGCACTGCCGCGGCCAACGGCGCGGTGCAGGCATGATGCGCACAATCATGGCGGCCGCCGCCGTGCTGGCCCTCGCCGGTTGCAGCACCGCGCAGCAGCAGATTGCGTGCAAGATCGACGGCGAGTTGCAGCCGATCGCCGCCGGCGCCCTGGCGGTGCTGGTGCCGGAATCGGCGCCCATCGTCGCCGCTGACACCGGCGCGATTCACCCGGCCGTGGTGGCCTACTGCGCGGACCTCGGCGGCACCGCCGTTGTGGCGCCAGTCGCCGCGCCCGTCGTCGCCGCGCCCGTCGCTGCGCCGGCCGCCGCGCCCGCCACCAACTAGGCGCGCTCGATGCTCAACATGCGGCTGCTGACGGCCTGGCCGAATTATCTGGTCGTGCCCGTCATTGCAGCCTTCTGGATCGTCATTGCGGTACTGGTCGCCGAGCTCCTCGGCGCCGCGCCGTTCCACACGGAGAACACCTGAATGGCAAGCCCGAACGGCGGCGCAATGGCGACCGCGGCCCCCGGCACGTCGATCCTGCAGCCCTGGACACCCCAGCAGCTTGCGCAGTGCCAGCAGGCTTCCGCGATCGTGCGCCAGGTGGGCGAACGGTTTCAGCAGCAGATCTTCCAGCAGAGCTTCGTGCCGGTATTCGGCCAGCCCACCACGATCAACGTCCCGGTGCAGCCGGTCGGCATGATCACCAAGTTCTATGCCGTCGTCAGCACCGTCGTGACCAATCCGGGCGGCGGCAATGCGCTGACGCGCGGCAGCTTCGGCCCGTTCTCCACCATGAGCCTGGTGCAGTACACCGACCCCAACAGCAACATCCGCATTTCCACGCCAGGCTGGCACCTGGCGGCCGTCACCGCGCGCCGCCATCGTCGCGTGCCGGGCTCGGCGATCTCCACGGACAGCCCGTCCGGTTTCGGCGCGGTGCTGTCGCCGATCGCCTGCCCCAGCTCGATCGCGGCCGGCGGGTCCGGCACGGTGTCGGCCATCTACGAGATTCCACTCGCGATCGGCCGGCAGAGCCTCAAAGGCGCGGTTTTCAGCGGTGCCGTGTTCGCGACGCAGCAGCTCAGTTTGACCTTCAATCCGAATTTCGCGCAGAGCGGCAGCGATCCGCTCGGCGCCGTGTTCACGGGCGCCGGCACCGGCGCGAACGCGCCCACCTACGCCACGCAAGTGACGGTCTATCAGGAATACTGGGATCAGTTCCCGTTGCAGTTGCTCAACGCGCTGTCGCCGGACCTCTCCACGATGTACGAGATCAAGATGACCAGCCTTACCGGCCTGGTCGCGGGCTCGGACAACTACGTGAGGTATACGAACCTCCGCCAGTTCCTCTCCACCACGCTGGCCTTCGACAACGGCGGCACGCTGAATGCCGGCGGAGACATCAACTATTTCATGCTGCAAAGCGCCAACCAGACCACGAAGTGGAAGCGCTCGGCCAGCCTGCAGAGCTACCTGCAGCGAAATATGTTCGGCGACGACTTTCCGGCCGGCGTCTACATGTTTGACAGCTCGGACGAGCCGATCAGCACCGCCGCGGAAGGCAACACCGTGCTGTCGCTCAACCCCTCGACGGTCAACGCCAATGCGGTGCTGTGGACCGGCTGGGAGGATATCGGCGTCAGCTCGGTCCTGGCCTCGGCGCCAAGCCTGAGCGGCGGCGCCGGCGTCGGATAACGCGCCGGGGATCCCCGCCATGACGGCCACCCTCGCCCAGATCAACGCCATGGTCTTGCGCCCGTTCCGCCAGCGCGCGGACCTGCCCACCGTGGCGTTGCTTCTGGTCTTGCTGCTCGCCGCCGCCGGCGCGTGGCACCTCGTTCTCGAACGTGTGGAACTCTGACACATGCGCCAGCATCATCTTGTGTTTCTGCTGATCGTCGCCGCGGCCTTCTACATCGTTGGCGCGCGCTATCCCGCGCTCGCGCAGAAGGTCGGCGCGGCGTCGTGAGCGAGGCGACCGGCCGCATTGTCGGCTGGTCACTGCTGGCGGCGCTGGCGTGGGTCACGCTGCGCGGCTCGCTGCCGAAATACCTGTCGTTTTTCGGAGTGTGATCCCGTGCCAATCGGCGTCATTCTGGTAGGCGTCTCGCTGCTGATCCTGGCGGCGCGCGGCACCGAGCACGAATTTGCCAAGCAGCTCGAAAGCGATTTCGGCCAGGCGCAACAGTTCGTCGCCGCCATCGCCGCTATCATCATCATCGGCGCGCTCGGCTACGTGACGCAGTTGCGCACCCTGTCGAATCTCATGCTGGCGCTGGTCATTGTGGTGCTGGTGCTCAAGAACGGCGGCCTGTTCACGCAGCTCGCACAAGTCGTCACCCACCCGCCGGCGCCGGCGGCCGCGGTGCCGCTGTCATCCTATGGCAGCGGCAGCAGCTCAAGCAGCTCCGGCGGCGGCATGTCGGCCATGGGCGGCGGGGGTGGCAGCAACATGCAAACCGCCATGACGGCGGCGGAGATTGCGGCGATGTTCGCATGAACGAAGGCGTACGAGCCATTGCCGCGTTCGCCGCCTCGGCGATCGGCCTGGCGATCATCGCGGTGCTGATGTCCAGCCGCGCCAACACCGCCGGCGTCATCACTGCGGGCGGTAGCGCCCTGTCCAGCGTCATCGGCGCGGCCGTCGCGCCCGTCACCGGCAGCGGGGGGGGCAGCTCGCCGCTGTCCATGCTCGGCAGCGGCAGCAATCCCCTGTCCATGCTCGGCGGCGGCGATCCGCTGTCCATGCTTGGCGGCGGCCTATTTGGAGGCATGGCGTAATGAACGAAATCCTGCGCGACATCACCACGGTTGCCTTGGCGATCGTCGGCGTCGCGGTCCTGGCGGTCCTGGTGAGCCGCAACGCCAACACGTCAGGCGTCATCAACGCCAGCAGCTCGGCGTACAATTCCGCGCTCGCGACCGCGGAAGGGCCGGTGACGGGCTACAGCCCCGGCCCGCCGATTTATGCGTCAAACGGCCTGTTCGGCGGCCTCGGATCGCTGGCCGAGCTCGGCGCCGGCTACTCGACGGCAGGCGCCGCCTGATGAAATGGGTCTGGCCCGACTTCCTGAACCTCGGCCTGGCGCCCCCCACGCCACGCGGCGCTACCGCCGTGGCGCCGCGTGTGGCGCTGGTGCCGCCATTCTCGATCCATGACGCATTCACCCGCGTGCCGCGCTCGCGCTCGCCCATGGTGCTGCCGTCAATGTATCTGCTGCCCGCCGTGGGCACCCTGCCAGGCGAGCCGTTCGCACCGACTGGCTTCACGCCACTGACGCCAAACCCCTATACCGACAACGGCGGCTGATATGCGCCCCGGCGAAGCGCTCTCTTGGATCAAGAGCCACCCATACGTTGACGCAGGGGCGGTTTTCGTCGTCGGCGCCATCCTGGTGTATCTCTACTACAGCGGCAGCAGCACGGCCGCGGCGCCGCAGGCGAACTCGGCCGACGCTTACCTTGCGGCCCAGCTCCAATCGGAGAGTGTGCAAGCGCAGTACGGCGCGCAGCTTCAGGCGCAGCAGTCGCAGGAGGCGGCCGCCGCGAATGCCGTCGCCGGCCAGGTGCAGATCGCCGGCCTACAGGCGGGCAATGCGTCGCAATCGATTGCCGCGCAGCAGACGGTGGACCTGGCGCAGATCGGCGCCAGCCAGGCGGTGTCGCTCGCCAACATCGGCGCGAATGAAACCATTTCCCTCGGCAGCATCGCCGCCGGCGTGGATCAAACCGCGCTGTTGACCGGCTTTCTGAACAACGAGGTGCAGACCAACGCGTCGGTCCAGAACAACGAGATCAACGCGCTTGCCAACATGTTCCTGTCCAATTCGGAATATGCCCAGCTTGAAGGGCAGATTGGCGGGATCAACAATTTTGACACCGCCACCGCCGGCCAGATTGACACGCTGCAAGGCAACGTCGGCAATCTGGCGAGCAACACGCAGGCGCTATTGAACTATGGGAACGTGAAAAGCGGCTGGTTCGACTGGTCGCAGATCCCCGGCTTCAACCCCTCAACGTCACCGCAAGGCTGACATGACCAGCACGGACGCAATCCTGATCGTCGCGCTCGGCCTCGCCGGTTTCGTTTTCTGGCGCTTGTCGCGGCTGCATGCGGACACCGCGGCGCCGCCGCCGCCGCCGGCGGGCACCGGCGGCACGGTCTGGTTACAGCTCGGCCAGAATGCCGTGGCGCCGGACCGGCAATGGCTGCTGTTGCAGCCGGGACAATGAGGCGGCCATGCTGACACCTCCCGACAATCCGACCCTGATCGGCGGCCATCCGGATCGCGGCAGCTCGCGCCGGCCGATGCCTGTCATCCTCAATTCGCCGCATCACCACCTGGCGCTGCGCCAGCTCCCCGCGCGGCGCGCCGAGTTGCAGGCGCTTGTCGGTGGCACCGTGGAGGTTTCCGTGGTGCGCGTGATTCGGCCCGGCCCGCCGTGAGCTATTCGGCCTCTGATGCGGCCGCGGCTGATGCGCTCTACGGGTTTCCCCCCGGCACGCTGGAAGCCCTGGCAGGCACCGAAAGCACCTATGGCACCAACACCGGCACGATCGGCAACACGTACCAGATTGAGCCCGCGACCGCGGCGAATCCCGGCTATGGGCTCGGCCAGCTCGACGGGAACAACGCCTATGATGCGGGCGCCTATCTGTCGGCGTTGACGAACGGACCTGGCGGCGGCGACCTTTCAACCGGCCTGGCGATGTACCACGGGGGCGCCGGCAACCCGACCCCGTACGGATCGAGCTCGCCGATCGGCGGATTGCTCGCCGGCCTCGACGGCAGCGGCAGCAGCAGCAGCAGCGGCACGTATGACATTTTCGATGGCAACGGAAATTGGATCGGTATGACCAACGACCTGCCGTTGTCGCAATCGACCGACCCGCCGGGTTACAGCTACCAGCCGCAGCAATCCTCACCGCTTTCTGGCCTCGGCAGCTCGGCCGGCTCGCCGCTCGGCGACATGGGCGCCGCCGGCGGCCTCGGCGGCGGTTCGGGCGGCAGCGGCGGCATGGGCGGCAGTAGCAGCAGCTCCCTCACCTGGATGGAGGAGCTGGCGATCCGCGCGCTCCTGGTGCTGGTCGGCCTGGTCATGCTGATCGGCGGATTCATCCTGGCCGCGCACCGCAGCCAGGCGACCACGATAACCGGCTCATTGCGAAGGATGGCGGGACGATGAACGATGAAACTTGGCGGCTGAACACCGCGGACGGCGTGTTGACGCATGGCGCGCGCAGCGTCGGACTGACGCGGAAAGAGGCGGACCTTGCGGCGCTGCTCATGTCGCGCGCCGGCAGCGTCGTGCCGCGCCGTACGGTCCATCATTACCTGTTCGGCGGCCATGCGGACGGCCGCACGGACAAGGCGCTTGACGTGCTCATGCACCGGCTGCGCGGCGCGATCGCCGAGGGTGAGATGCCGGCGCCGATCCTGACGATCCACGCCCGCGGCTTCATCTGGCAGGGCACCGCCGAGGTTAGCGACGCGGCCTACGTCGTGCCGCACCAAATCGCCGCCGAGCTGCGCCGGCTGCTTGCCACCCACCACAACGCGGCGCGCGCTGAAACCGCGCTGCATGCCATTTTCGGAGCCTGACCCATGCGCGTGTTGTCCCTGCTGCACGTCCTGGCCGTTGCGATCGGCCTCGCCGCATTCGGCCTGCCGGCCGCCGTCCCGGCCGCGCTCGCCGCCACATGCGGCGCCGGCGGCGATACCTGGTGCGTCCAGCAGCCTACCGTGCTCAACGGCGGCGCCACGGTCGTCGGCCGCACCACTTTCCCGGCTCCGGCGGGGATGGTCGGCGAGTTCGTCAAGGTGACGCCGTTTCAGATCAGCGTCACCAACAACACCATCACCGACCTGGCGTCCGCCGCACTGACCGCCGGCGATTGGGACTGCCGCGCGGCAGTGACGACGTCCAACACGGCCAACGCGATGAGCGGCTACCAAGCTTGGCTCAACACGGTTTCGGTAACGTCACCATCCAACAGTACGGCCTTCGTGCAAACCGCCCTGGCGACGGGCGATTACACTGGAATCGTCCTGTTTTCGGTAGGCGTGGAGCATTTCGCGCTGAGCGCCGCCACCACGGTCTACCTGTCCATCCACATCACGGCCGGCAGCGGCTCGAACACCTCGGGCGGCACGCTGGAATGCCGCCGCGAGGACTGACCATGGGGCGCTTGCTTGCGGTACTCGGCCTGCTGCTGCTGGCGCTGGTGATAAGCCGCCAGGCGCCGCGGTTCTACTTCGGCGGCGGCGGCGACGACGACGGCGACGATCGCCGCCACCATGCGCCGCCGCCGCCGCCGATCGGCGATGCGCCGGCGCCGCGGCACGAGCCTGAGATCGCGGCCGCGCTCGCGCGCCGGCGTGTATCGGCATGACGGCCGGCGATGCGGCGACGTGGGTAGAGATCGCCCGCGGCGTGGCCGACCTGGTCGTCCTGCCGGGCATCGGCCTGGTGGTCGCGATCCGCCGCGACCTGGCGGCGATCCACAGCCGCCTCGGCGAGCTGCATGTGACGATGCACCGTGATTTCGTGAGCAAGACCGACATGAGGCGGGCCGGCGCGGACTGATCCGCCCAGGCGGCAGCCATCGCGCGATCAGATGGCAGGATCTCCCGGCCCATCACCGGCAGAGAAACCCCGGCGCGAGTACGCCCCTGCCCCGATACGCGGGGGGGTTGCACCAACTCGATTCGCCGTGGAATTGTCCCCAAACCTGGGGATAACTCCCCCAACCCATTAACGATGCAGCCGGCGGAGCTTGCAACTCCGCCGGCCGCTGGGAGCCCGCATCTGTGACATGCGACCACCCACAGACGGACCTGAGAGTAGGCCCGCCCAGACCCCCAAACAAGGCGGTGGACCGGCTCGCCGCCGTGATCGCCGAGAATCGTGCGAAGAGCAGGACTGCGGCCGAGGCGCTGTTGAGCCGCAGCAGCATCGCCGAGCTGCAAGCCGTCGCGTCCGAGCGTGCGGCGCGCCTGGCGCCGGCTGGCGCCCCGCGGCCGATCGCCACCACGCTACCCCCGGCGGCGGCCGTCGCGGCCCGCCAGCGCGTGCGCAACCCCAAGGTTTGGGGCGCCCCCCCTCCCCTCCCCTACGCCCCGAACGTGGGCGAGTGGCGCCATCGCGTGCGCCTGGCGGCCGCGCACCATGTCTTCGGGGCGCCCCTGTTGGGCAATATCGACAGGGTTGCCGGCATCCTCGCCAACGTCACGGAGCGCGAGCGGACCGGCCACGCGCGCGTCACGCACCGGGCAATGGCAAAGTACGGCGTCGCCGGTGAGGACCGCACCGGCCGAAACTGCTCCGTCAGCACCGTGCGCCGCGTGATTCGCTGGATGCAGGGGCGGGGGTTGCTCTATGTCATCAACGTTTTGGCCCGCGTGAAGGGTAAGCTGGTGCGGACGGCCAATCTCTATCTCATCCCGCCGATCGGCCGTGATGCCGGCAGCGTCACCCTGCGCTTCCCGCCGGCCGCGGACGGTTCCACCGCCGAGGTGACGGCCAGCTCGATCGGCGAGCACAGCACGGGCAGCGCGTGGGCCATCTCGGCGTCAGACGGCGCCAAGTCGGCCGGCGTCACCACCACCGCCACGGGCTCGGCCGAGACCGACGCACGGGCGCGCGCCGAGAGCACGGCCACCGGCCGCGACGCCACCACGGAGCATGGCGCCGATGCCAGCTCCACGCCCGGCCAGGCCAAGGCATGGGCAACAGCCTCCGCCTGGCCCCGTACCGGCGCCCTGGCGCGGTTCGGCGAGCTGTTCGGCCTGGTGCCGGTCCCCCCCAGCCCAGCCCCTTCCTGAGCCTGCTTGCACCGCCGGCCGGTTGGCCCCCGCCTCGCGCGGCGATCGCGCTTGTACGGTCGGCGTTGTTTCCCGATTCGTTCTCCTGATTTTCGAATCTGCGGCGAGGTTGCGCGGGTCCGCGCAGCCCCCATTTCTTGCGAAATGGCAAGTCTTGGCCTCCGCGAGCCATGCTGCACCTGCTCACCTAATGTTCACGGTGGTCACAGGTCGCCCCAAGGAAGATTCCAATGGATGGCGAGACTACCGATAGGGGGGGCGGGCCCCCCCTACGCGGGCGCAGACCGCCTTCCGATCCCCCGATACTCGCGCCAGGCGCCCGCTGACCCCCTGGGGGGCGGCCGCCCCCCGCGCTACGCGCCCCCCCCGCTGCTCCCCAACAAGGGGAGCGGGCG